GTTTAGAGTATAATCTCTATACAGTTTGAATATATTATGGAGTAGAGTATGAATCTCGTAGACGTGAAGTATTCTGGTATCTTGTCAACAAGGCTAGAACGATTCACAATCAAATCACAAACACCATACAGAGCGAACTTTCGTTGTCCTATATGTGGTGATTCCCAAAAGTCAAAGATGAAAGCACGTGGTTGGATCCTTGAGAAGGACAACTCGGCTATCTTCTATTGTCACAATTGCAATGCCTCTCATGGCATGCGTAACTTCCTGAAAGCAATCGACTCTAACCTCCACAATGAGTATGTAGTAGACATGGCTCTAGAGAAGGGCTATCGCACAAAACCACCAAAGCAAGATATTGTTAGTCCTCTTGATACTCTTACTACTAGTAGACCAAAGTTTACTAAGAAGGGTAGTCCTCTACTCCAAATTAAAAAAGTGTCTAGTCTAAATTTTTCTCATCCAGTCAAGAAATATGTCGAAAAAAGAAGGATCCCAGCATCTCAACAATATAAATTATATTACGCTCCAAAATTTGAGACGTGGACAAATTCGCTGATGCCTGATAAGTTGTCAGAGAAGCAAGTCAAGCCTCGATTGGTGCTACCGTTCATAGATCAGAACGGGACAGTATTCGGATATCAAGGAAGAGCATTTGACTCTGAAAGCATACGTTACATCACGATTATGCTAGAGGATTCTATGCCCAAAATTTTTGGTCTGAACACTGTGAACTTTACGAAGCGTTACTATGTAGTAGAGGGACCAATAGATAGTCTCTTCTTAGATAACGCTGTTGCTATGGCAGGTGCAGATGGAAATGGTGCTGGTCTGGAGAGTATAGATAATGCTACGTTTGTCTTTGATAACGAACCTAGAAATTTAGAGATTGTTAGACGTATGGAAAAGTGTATTGAGAGAGGGGAGAAAGTTTGCATATGGCCCACGAATATACTTGACAAAGACATCAACGATATGATATTATCTGGTATATCATCTGCGGATTTACATCTGATCATAGACCAGAACACACATGATGGCTTACAAGCCAAATTACAACTTAGTTATTGGAGAAAATGCTAATGAAGGCGAGACTTATAGGATACACGCAACCGTGCGATATCATTGGATTAGATAATGTGCAAGATTTGATTGCGTATTGTGCAAGGGTATCAAACCCAACTAATCAGATCAACAGTGAAACATCTGAACGTCTTCTAAAGTATTTGATGAAACACAAACATTGGTCGCCATTCGAAATGGCATCTGCTACACTAGAAGTAGAAACGACCCGTGATATTGCACGTCAATTCCTACGGCATCGCTCGTTCTCTTTCCAAGAGTTCTCACAGAGATATGCTAACCCTAAAGACCAAGATAATAATTTTGTACTCAGAGAGGCACGGTTACAAGATCCAAAGAACCGTCAAAACAGTATAGAACTAGACATGTCTGATGAATACGAAGGTGGTCTTCAGGATCGTTGGTACCAAGTACAAGAGCGACTTATAGAAGAAGCTAAAATTGCGTACAACTGGGCAATTGACAATGGCATTGCTAAAGAGCAGGCACGTGCGGTGCTCCCAGAAGGGAACACAGTATCTACTCTTTATGCAAATGGTACTATTCGCTCTTGGATTCACTACATAGAATTACGTTCCGCTAACGGTACACAGAAAGAGCATATTATACTCGCACGTGAGATAGGAAAGGCAATTGCTAAAATCTTTCCGATGACTGAAGACTTTATAAATTTATAAGAAAACCAAGGAGATAAGAAGTGTCGAGAACAAGAACACACCTCGGCATCAAAATTGATGCCTCTAGAGACCGTCTGTTATCAGAACAGTCTCTAAAATTACTAACAGATTACTACTGCAATGATACTGAGAAGACGCCTCAAGAATCTTTTGCACGTGCGGCTGTCGCCTATTCATATGGCGATTTAGAATTATCACAACGAATTTATGACTACGTATCGAAGGGCTGGTTTATGTATGCCTCGCCTGTACTATCGAATGCGCCGTTACCAGATGAGAAACCCAAGGCATTACCTATCTCTTGTTTTCTTACATATGTACCCGACACACTTGAGGGTCTTATCGATCATACGGCAGAACTACGATGGTTATCAGTAAAAGGTGGTGGCGTTGGTGGTCACTGGTCAGATGTTCGTGCAGTATCTAAGAAAGCCCCAGGACCTATGCCGTTTCTACACACAGTAGACGCAGACATGGTTGCCTATCGTCAAGGACGTACACGCAAAGGTTCATATGCGGCTTACATCGAAGCATCTCATCCAGACATTATTGAGTTCTTGAATATGCGAGTGCCAACTGGTGACGTAAATCGTAAGAACTTGAATCTACACCACGCAGTAAACATCACTGATGAGTTTATGGAAGCGGTACGTGATGACAGCGAATGGCATCTACGTGATCCTAATTCTAATGAAATACGTGACACTATGCCTGCACGTAAGTTATGGGAAGTAATTCTTGAAACTCGTTACAGAACTGGTGAGCCGTATCTCAACTTTATCGATACTGCTAATCGTGCTATGCCTCAATCTCAGAAAGACTTGGGTCTGAAGATTCGTGGGTCTAATCTATGTAACGAAATTCACTTAGCAACTAGCGAAGATCGCACCGCTGTGTGCTGTCTATCGTCTGTCAACTTAGAGATGTATGACGATTGGAAAGACACTACTATGATCGCTGATCTAGTTAGATTCTTAGACAACGTACTACAATTCTTTATAGACAACGCTGGTGATGAGATTAGTCGTGCTAGATACTCAGCACAGCAGGAGCGGTCTCTTGGACTCGGTGCTATGGGTCTCCACTCTTATTTTCAGAAACATATGATTGCATTTGATAGTGAAGAGGCAGTAAAAGCCAACGAAGATATCTTCTGTGATATCTACGACAATGCAGTAGAAGAGACTTTACGACTTGGCAAGACACTAGGAGAAGCACCTGACATGAAGGGTACTGGTCGTAGAAATGCACACATGCTTGCCATTGCACCTAATGCTAATAGTTCGATGATCGCTGGCACATCGCCATCTATTGAACCATGGAAAGCAAATGCATTTACTTCACGTACACGTGTGGGTTCACACCTGAACAAGAACAAGTATCTAGAGGCACTCTTAGAAAAGCGTGGCAAAAACACAGAAGCTATATGGTCATCTATTATCACCAATGGTGGATCAGTTGAGCACCTAGACTTCTTAGTAGATCATGAGAAGAAAGTATTCGCAACTGCTATTGAGTTAGATCAAATGCGGATTGTAGAACTCGCTGGTCAGAGACAGAGATACCTGTGTCAAGGTCAGTCATTGAACATCTTCTTTCCCGCAGGCGCAGAAAAATCTTATCTAAGTAAAGTACACTATGCGGCGTGGGCAAATGGATGTAAGGGTCTATATTATCTCAGAACAGAAGCCACTAACAGAGCAGAGAACGTTGCTGAGAAAGTTGAACGTGAGACACTAGATAATGTGGTAAACATGGACGCAAGCAAAATGAACTTCATCAATGGTAGTGAAGAACAACAGGACGAATGTGTTGCATGTCAGGGATAATAAGTGATTACTTTGCTAAAGGTATGACAATGATGTTTCGCTTCTTTGCGGACACATTCTTTGCTAAACGTTATGGTCACCGAGCAGTTGTATTAGAAACAATTGCTGGTGTGCCAGGCATGGTAGCAGGAATGTGGATACATCTAAAGTCACTACGTAAAGCTAAGAAAGGATACGGTCCAGATATCCGTGAGTTACTAGCAGAAGCAGAAAATGAGAGAATGCATTTGATGTTCTTCATTGAGATTGCTAATCCAAACTGGGTAGAGAGACTATTGATCTTTATCGCTCAGTTCTTATTCTGGCACTATTACCTTCTGTTGTATATCTTCTTTCCGAAGACGTGCCACAGAATGATTCACTACTTCGAACAAGAAGCGGTGATAAGCTATTCGCAGTATTTGAATAGAATACAATCCGGTAAGATATATAATGCTCCTTGTCCAAAAATGGCAAAAGAGTATTACAGTCTACCAGATGATGCTAAACTGTCAGACATGATTATAAAAGTTCGGGAAGATGAACAACGTCATGCTGATGCAAATTTACAAATGTCAATCTAAAAAGAGGAATGATACATTGGGAGAAAAAATGGACGTACTAATTTATTCGAAGTCGAACTGCCCTTTCTGCGAGAAAGCGAAAGCGTGGTTTACGACACATAGCCTAACTTACACTGAGATCAAACTAGACAGTGAAGAAGAGCGCATGGCATTCTATCAGAAGATGCCTAATGCTAGGTCTGTACCCCAAATCTTTATCAACGACAAACTGATCGGTACGTATAATGATTTGATGTCACAGGCTAGTACTTTACTAAAGAAAGCTGGCGGTGGTCTGCTAGAGTTTTCTGAAACATATAAGCCCTTTCATTATCCATGGGCAGTAGAGATGACTACACGTCATGAGAAAGCACACTGGATCGAAGATGAGATTGATCTGGGAGAAGATGTCACTGATTGGAAAGGTGGCAAGATGACAGAGGTTGAAAAAGAATATGTGACAAACATTCTTCGCCTCTTCACACAGTCAGACGTTGCTGTTGGACAGAACTACTTTGACCAGTTCATTCCTAAATTCAAGAACAACGAAGTTCGTAACATGCTAGGCTCATTCGCTACACGTGAAGGTATTCACCAGAGAGCATATGCACTATTGAATGAAACGCTAGGATTACCTGACTCTGAGTATCACGCATTCCTTGAGTATCAAGAGATGGCTGATAAGATTGATTTTATCATGGACTCAGATGTCAATACAATGCGTGGTCTAGGTCTTGCCCTTGCTAAGTCAGTAATGAACGAAGGTGTTGCATTGTTTGCATCATTCGTAATGCTACTGAACTTTCAGCGTTACGGTAAGATGAAGGGTATGGGTAAAGTTGTCGAGTGGTCGATTCGTGATGAGTCAATGCATGTCGAGGGTATCGCCAAGTTATTCAAGACATTCTGTAAGGAGCATCCACGCATTGTAGACGATAGCTTCAAGAAAGATATCTACGAGATGTCACGCAACGCAGTAAAGCTAGAAGACAAGTTTGTTGATCTAGCATACGATATGGGTGAGATCGAAGGTCTAGAGTCTAACGAAGTCAAGCAGTATGTACGATATATTAGCGACAGACGTTTGATTCAGCTAGGCATGAAACCTAACTTCAAAGTAAAAGACAACCCACTACCGTGGTTAGAATGGATTCTAAATGGTGCAGATCATACCAACTTCTTTGAAAACCGTGTAACAGAATATGAAGTTGCAGGTCTCAAAGGCGATTGGAATGAGGCATATAACTTTGGATAAGTGGCAACACGCTTATATGGATACGGCAGAGAGGTTCGCTTCTCTGTCTTCAGCCAAGAGATTACAGGTTGGTTCGATTGTTGTAAAAGACAATCGGATCATTTCTATTGGCTATAACGGTATGCCTTCTGGTTGGTCTAATGAGTGTGAAGATATCATCAATGAGCCACACTTCAAGGTGCACCCAAATGACATTGATATATACACTGACACTAAGACTAAGCCAGAAGTGATTCATGCCGAAGCAAATGCTATCGCTAAGTTAGCAAGATCGAATGAAAGTGGCGAAAACAGTACGATGTATATAACCCATGCGCCATGTTTAGACTGTGCGAAACTTATATATACCAGTGGAATCACGTCTGTCTATTACAAAAATAAATACCGAAACGAGGACGGAGTAGAATTTCTTCGTAAATGTAGCATAGAGGTAGAGCAAGCATATGATCAATAGAGTTGAGGAAAAATGTCCTTACTGTGATACACAATTTATGATAGAGTTTGAGATGGAAGATGACGAACTAATATTTTGTCCTTCTTGTGGTGAGGAACTGCCTGACCCAGAGTTAGAGCGTGAACCATGGAGTGGAGAAGACGAAGAGGAATATGAATAAGATCAGACGTATCTGGGAATATTGGTGCAAGGCTATTGGAGCAAAGGAATACGAAGAAGATCGAAAGGCTGACAAAGTTGCTGTAATACGCACGTTTTGGGTTTTACTACATATTATATGTTGCCTAGCAATTATATTGAATGCAATAGCTAATCATGGATGGAAACTTATAGGATTATAGAACATGTGGCATTACCAAGGTAAAGAATTTACCAGTGATATGATAGAAGAATATGTGGGCTTTGTGTACATAATAACTGATCAGAATGAGAAGTCTTATGTAGGCAAGAAGCTGTTTCAGTCCACACGGAGATTACCGCCGCTAAAGGGTAAAACTAGAAAAAGAAAAAAAGTCATTGAGAGTGATTGGAAAACATACTTTGGCTCTTCTGATGAAGTCAAAGCACTTGTTGAAGAACAAGGTGCTGATTCGTTTCGCAGAGAGATTTTACATTTATGTAGTTCTAAAGGGGTAATGAGTTACCTTGAAGCAAAGGAACAATTCGATAGAGAAGTGTTATTGTCTGATGATTACTACAATGGCATAATCAATTGTAAGATACATAAGACACATGTAAGGAGTCTGAGAGATGAAGAGAGAGGAGATACGGGATAGAGACGCCGTTACTTCAGCCTTTACTGCCAAATGGAAGTATAGGTATGACAAAGAACAATACGGAATGGCAGATGCTTGGTGCATCATTCGTAACGAAAGTGAAGAAGGTAAGTTCGAAGGGGATTGCGAAGACTACGCTTTGTCGCTATTATGGCGACTTTGTGGAGAGAGCGATATAAAAATGTGGTGGATGCTACTCACAAGACAAGCAGGTATTTGTTGTGTAGGACCATCGAAGTCTAAAATATCACACGCTGTACTAAGATACAAAGGCGAGTACGTAGACAACTGGACTCGTAAGTTCGGTAGTAAAGATCAGATAGAAAATAACCACACATTCCATTGGCTATACGGTCATGGTCTATTTCACTTCACTGTAATCAAGATGCTTATGAGCAAGATAGTTCGTATCGTCAAAGGCATCAAACGCTAGAAAGGATATACAATGTACACACCACTACCATCTTGTGTAACAATCAAGAAGTCAAGCATACACGGACTAGGTCTGTGGTGTATAGAGAAGATAGAAAAGGGCGAAGAGATAGGGATGTCTCATTTCTATTGGGGTGAACACCTTATGAGGACACCCCTTGGCGCTTTCTATAACCACGATGAAGACAACGCAAACATCGCCAAAGAGCAAAAAGACAGTAGATTCTTCATGGTAGCTACCAAAGATATCTGGCCAGGTGAAGAAATTTTATGCAAATATACCTTTTATGACCTAAGTGCTTGATCTATAAGCAAATCTTTTTTTAAAAAAAGTGTTGACACGCTCATAGATATGTGAGATACTATACTTGTTTCGTTGAGATGAGGTTTGATTATGAATGAAGTTTGTGTCACAGGCGGTACCAAAAAGCAACGTGAATTAGCTGAGATGGTTGTCAACTGGAGTATCACGAAGTTGATGCCCAAAATGCGAACACTCGATATCGCTGTTGAACTCAGTTCAATGAATGGTGACGATGCATACGGTTACTGTATGGAAGAAGATACCAATCGTGAGTTCACCGTTACTATTCGCAAATCTTTACCTATATTTGAATTGGTCGGAACGATCATCCACGAAATGATTCACGTAAAGCAGTATGCAAGGCGTGAGTTACGAGTTGCCCACGGCAACACAATGTGGAAAAAGAAAAGTTATAATAACGTATCTTACATCGATGCTCCATGGGAAAAAGAAGCCTATAGACTTGAGCGTAAATATGCGTTAGAATGCATAGAGCAACTGGAGTTTACATTATGAATTTGGAAGCAGTAAAGAGTTTAGCCGATCAACTAACTTATGAAGAACTAGCGGCAGCCTTGTACGTCAAGGGTGAGATAGACGGCTTTCACAAAGTCACAGACAAGACCAAATGGCGTGAGCCCGTGATGGCAGAGAAGCTAGGTCACAAGGCACACACCAAGATATCAGCGGGTGCAGGCTCTGATGAGTACGGCTCTGATGCTTGGGACGAAGCTAATGGTAAGTTTGCCGAATACAAATCCAAAGCAATCGAAGACAAGCAACTGAACAACCTGTTTCAGCGAGTTCGCTATCCTAAAACTGGCAAGCTATTCTCATCTCTGAAAGTTGAGGGTGTATACAACGGTGCTTATAAGCAATCTGCCCTTGATGCTTATGCAGAGGTCGATCACTACTATGGGGTGTTCTACAAAGAAACCTGCATGATGATCATTCGACCCAAGACTGATGAGGTGATTCGTCAACTCACAGAGAACAATGCAAAGCGAAAGCCAGGACAGACAACT